CGATGCAATTAAACAAAGAATGAAAGGAAAGAAGATTGTCTTCTGCCTTCCGGGTAGAGGATGTTCTTACATCTTTCTGAAAAACTTTGTACAACTATGTTTTGACATGGTTCAGAATAATATGAGTATTCAGATATCTCAGGATTATTCATCAATGGTAAACTTTGCTCGTTGTAAAGTACTCGGAGCAAATGTATTACGTGGCCCCAATCAGAAACCTTGGGATGGTAAATTAGAGTATGACTATCAGTTATGGATTGATAGTGATATTGTTTTTGATACTGCAAAGTTTTGGCAACTCTGCGATCTTGCATTTCCTGCAGAAGCAGTTGAAGATGAAACAAAGAAAAATGGTATTGTTGCAGGTTGGTATGCCACTGAAGATGGGCAAACTACCTCAGTTGCTCATTGGTTAGAAGAAGATGATTTCCGTAAGAACGGTGGAGTGATGAATCATGAAACTGTTGAAACGATGAGTAAGCGTAAGAAACCATTTACTGTTGATTATACTGGTTTTGGCTGGGTGATGATTGAGAACGGTGTCTTTGAGAAACTTGAATATCCTTGGTTTGCACCTCAGATGCAAGTCTTTGAGTCAGGTGATGTTCAAGATATGTGTGGTGAGGACGTTTCATTCTGTTTAGATGCACAGAAAGCAGACTTTGAGATCTGGTGCGATCCTCGAATACGTGTTGGACATGAGAAGACAAGAGTAATCTAATGGTCGTCGCGTTCTTCTCGATACTTATAATCCTTTTTATTGTCTTAGTTTACTTAACCTATTATAATCCACATCGATAATGGCAACTAGATACGCTATGGGCGGTACGACGATTGAGTCTCGCCCCAAAAAAACTCGTCAAGGCTCCTCGGCGAGAACCAAATTATCCGCAACTTCTCGAAATGTAAAGAAAAAGGCATATCGTGGACAGGGTAAATAGTAAAAACAACTTAATTTGATATGTCTTGCCTTATTGCGAATCTTCCTGCCTATGAAGTATGGGTGAGAAAGGAATATTTAACTGATCATAAGAGCGGCCATGGTGAATTTGTAAAAGGTGTCTGGGTTTCGGTCAAGTCAATTCCCGGACGTGCTTTTTATTTTGAGACATATTTGCCTGATTATGCTGCGATGTATGATAAATTACCAATATCCGCGTTTGTCTCGGATCCTGAGAAACCATCGCCTGATATGGAACTGCATAATTTGCAATTTTGGAACTGTATGGACTATGGAGTGACCGTTGTACAGAAACAATTTGTCGGTTCAATGCACTATGAGGTCTATACAAGAGACTATGGAACGCAAACGGGCACTTATATTTGTACAATTGATAATTATCATCAAGATCCTGATGCGATTGACTACTCAACAAGTGAAAATCCAGCTGAACACAAGTCTCATAATCTGATTGAACTCGATAATGGGCAGTTTTGTTTGTATCCGAACAACAGAACACGCATCTTTGACAACAGTTTGACACCTGCGAACCCAAAAAACCCTGATTTTAAGGTTTCAACAGTATACTATCAGGTTGAAAATGGTCATGATCGTGACGGCCTTGGCAATGATGAGAATTATTTTTGGAAAACAGCGAAAGAAAAGGCACAACCTGATGATATACCAAATTTTTAGGTATAAATAAGTTAGATCAACTGTGCTTATATGCCTCAAGAGAGGGTAAAAACAAAATTTAAAGACGTAAGTATGTCATTTGAGAGAAATCCTCTCAATGATGACCTTATTGGTCTTAAAAATACGAATGCGATTGCTCGTTCGTTAAGAAATATTGTTTTTACACAACCCGGAGAGAAGTTTTTTAACCCAGATTTTGGATCAAGAGTGTCGGAATCACTTTTTGAGAATGTAGATGAGGTATCAGAGCTAGCAATTCAAGATGAAATACAAAATTCAATCATTAATTTTGAACCAAGGGTCAAATTACTTAGTGTAAGAGTGAAAGCTAACCCAGATTTAAATGAAATGGATGTGACAATACAATATGAGATCACTGGAATTGATATTCCACCGCAACAATTAGATTTTGTATTACTGCCAGTTAGATAAATGTCACTTATAAATTTTACAAATCTGGATTTCGATCAGATTAAATTAACTTTAAAGGATTATTTGCAAAGCAATTCAGATTTTACTGATTATGACTTTGAAGGATCGAACTTGTCAACAATTTTGGATGTATTATCTTATAATACTTACATAACTTCATATAATGCGAATATGATATCGAATGAAGTTTTCATCGATTCAGCAACTTTACGAGAAAATGTTGTCGCATTAGCAAGAAACATAGGTTATGTCCCTCGTTCAAAGAAATCTTCAAGATCTTTTATTAATTTTTTTGTTGATGTATCAAGTGTTTCGCCAGCTCCACCCAATTTAACATTAAAAGCAGGGCCAGTTGCAAGTACCTCCGGTTCTTTTAATGGTCAATCCTTTGTTTTCAGCATTCCAGAGGACATAACAGTGTCTGTAATTGATGGAATTGCATCTTTTGAAGATATTGAGGTATTTGAGGGTTCATATTTAAGTCAAATTTACGTTTATTCATCAAGAAATCCATTTCAAAAGTTCATTATGCCAAATAGTGGAATAGATTTGGACAGTTTAGTAGTAACAGTGAGTCCGTCAACAAATTCTTCGGTAACAACAGTATATAATCGTCATGATAATCTCTTTGATAATAACACAGGAATCACTATTAATGGTAATTCTAACGTATATTTTATTCAAGAGGTAGAAAGTGAGAGATATGAGGTAATTTTTGGAGATGGAATATTTGGAAAGAAACTTGAAGACGGTAATGTAGTGGAAATGACGTACATAACAACAAGCGGATCTGATGCAAATGGTGTAAATGATTTTGTTTTCTCTGGATCTGTTTCATATGTAAGAAACTCTGTTGAAATATTTGTAACAAGTGGAATATCTTTAATTACATCACTTAATTCTTCAAGTGGAGGAGAAAGTATAGAGAGTATTGATTCAATTCGTAAGTATGCACCTCAAATGTACGCAACTCAAAACAGAGCTTTAAGTGCAAATGACTATGAAGTGCTTATACCAAACAAAATTTATCCGGAAGCTGAGTCAATCTCTGTTTTTGGTGGTGAAGATTTAGTTCCACCACAATATGGTAAAGTTTTTATAACCATCAAACCGAGAAATGGTGATTTTGTTCCAAATATTATAAAAAATAATATAAAAAGAGATTTAAAAAAATATTCAGTGGCAGGAATAGTACCAGAAATACTTGATTTGAAATATTTGTTTATAGAAACGAATAGTAAAGTTTATTATAATACTAATTTAGCTCCTAATGCAGCATTTGTTTCAACAAAAGTTCAAAGAGATTTGACAACTTATGCTGAATCCTCTCAACTTAACAAATATGGAGCAAGATTTAAATATAGTAAGTTACTTAAAGTGATTGATCAAAGTCATGAGTCTATAACTTCAAATATTACAACCATCGAGATGAGGAGGGATCTAAGATTGGCAACATCAGAGGTCGCTGAGTATGCGATAGATTTTGGAAATAGATTTCATATTAAATCGATGGGGGGATATAATATAAGGACAAGTGCGTTCAGAGTCGTTAACATCAGTTCTGATGTATTTTTATTTGATACTCCACAACAAGATGGAAAAAGAGGACAGATTGGTTTGTTCTCTCTTCCAGAAGGCTCTTCTACACCTATTATACAAAGAAGAAATATTGGAATTGTAAATTATGAGACAGGACGCATTACTCTTGACCCAATAAATATAGTATCAGGTAAGACAAAAGACAATGTTCAAATCATGGAGATATCTGTAAGTCCAGAATCGAATGATATTGTTGGATTGCAAGATCTTTACCTTCAATTAGATAAATCAGTCGTTGACATGGTTGTTGATCAAATAAGTTCTGGTATAGATCCCTCTGGATCAACATATACAGTAACAACAAGTTACAAAAATGGAAGCATCATCAGATAACAGATGTCAGAAAAAAGAGTTCAATTAAATCAAATAGTAAAAAGTCAATTACCTTCTTATGTGAAGGAAGATTTTCCGCTTGTTGGTGAATTTTTGTCACAATATTATACAGGTCAAGAGTATCAAGGTGGGCCTGTTGATTTAATACAAAATATAGACTCTTACATTAAATTAGGTGAATGTGGTAATTTAATAAAAAATACCAACACCACAAGATATACTGGTTTTTCAACGTCTACCATATTTGTATCAAACACTGAAGGATTTCCAGATAAGTACGGACTTATAAAGATAAATGATGAAGTTATAACTTATGAAAGCAAAACAAACACCACTTTTGTAAATTGTAAAAGGGGATTTAGTGGTATTACCTCATTTACGGATCCATCAGATCCTGAAAATTTAATTTTTTCAAGTACAACATCAGAAAATCATGAAAATAACACAACTGTTGAGAATTTAAGTGTTTTATTTCTTGAGCAATTTTTAAAAAAATTAAAAAAACAGTTTTTATATGGATTTCAAAAAGATTTAAGTGAAGATTTAAACGTTCCACAATTTATTCGCCAATCTAAGGACTTTTATTCTACAAGGGGCACAGATGAATCATTTAACATTTTATTTGGTGCTTTATATGGGGAAAAAGTTAAAATTATTCGACCCATCGAAAATGTCATATCACCATCAAATGCCAATTTCAAAAAAACAAGAGATTTAATAGTAGAACCTCTTTTTGGAAATCCAGAAGAACTTACAAATCGAACTCTATTTCAAGATAATTTTGAAAATGTGACTAAAGCATACGCTCCTGTTGGTTTTGTTGAAAGAGCTAATGTTGGACTTGTCACAAGCAATTATTTTAAGGTAAGTTTAGATGCTTCTAAAGTTTCTCCTGATGGATCAACCAATTTAATCTATGGAGAATTTTCATCACATTCAAAAACAAAAATTATTGGTGAAGTAGGAGTTGCTCAAACATATGTTGATGTAGATTCAACTTTAGGATTTCCAAATTCTGGGACTTTATCATTTTTGTACAAAAGTGGAGAATCTGGAATTTGCACATATTCAAACAAAACAATAAATCAATTTTTAGGAATAAACACAACAGGAATTACTTCTACAATTGGTGATAACACCGCTATCGATCAAAACACATTTGCTTATGCTTATAATAAAGATGGTGATATTGATATTCAAGTCAAAATTAGAAATGTTATAGAAGATTTTATAATCCCACCACAAGTAAATAATCAAAAAGCAGGTGGTAGAATAAAAATAACAAATTTAGGAAAAATTGGCTCTAATGTAAAGGAAAATAACTGGTTATTTAACACTGCACAAAGTTATGTTGTCAATTCTCTTGAAATTGTAGATTCTATTAACAACACTTATAAATTAGAAACTAAAGATGAAAATATATTAAAAATAGGTGATACGATAACCACGCATGAAACATTTGCTTCCGGATCACAATGGGGTGATAAAATTACAGAATTTTTTGATCCAGTATCAAATAAAATTTACACAGTTGTAGATGTATTTAATGAAAATACTTGTTTAATTTCTGGAACTGGAATTAGCGATCCAAAAAAAGTTACAAAAGTCACGAGAAGAATATCTAAAGCAAATTCTGATATACATGATAACTTAAACGTTTTTTCCGCGAATATTCAAAACATTTATATGAAACCTGATGGTGGATTGGTAAGAGGTGTTCCGTATTATGGGCCACAACATGAACATCCGACAAAAGGGACAATTATGGTTGGTGAAAAACATGTCCCTTTTGCACATGACACAATTATTCCTATCGAGGGTCAAAACAAAGTATATGTTGCTGCAGCATCTGTCCCTTTCTCCGGTGTCACTAAATTAAATCCTAAAACACAAAAATTTACTTTTAGTGGAACATATAATAAAAATGATGAGGAAATAAAAATATCAGATCAGGTTGATCATAATTATTTTACTGGAGACGCTGTTTATTATACACCTCAAAAAGCAACCGTTACAAGAAGAGGGCCTGGCGGTGCAACTTACACACAAACCTTTGTCAGAAATCAATTATTTGCAGAGGGTTTGTACTATGTAAAAAGAATAGATTCAAATACTGTTAAGTTTGCAAAAAGTCAATCTGACATTTATAGTAATATATTTACAAAAGTAACTCCAGAGGGTGGAGTTGACAATATTAAAATAGAAAATAATACAATTGAAAAATTTTATTTTAAAGACAAAAAAATCAAGTCACAAAAAATAATTAGAGAAATTGCTTTACCTAGAAGTGATAGTAAAAAATACGATACTGTCTCTGGTTACACAGGAATTTTAATTGATGGAGTTGAAGTATTTAATTACAAATCAAAAGACAAATGTTATTATGGAAAAATTAATTCGGTTGACGTTATAAACGGTGGAGAAAAATATGACATTATAAATCCTCCTGTATTTTCAGTTGAAGATTCTGTGGGAAGTGGAGCTACAGGTTCAGTATCGGTAAGAGGATCTTTGCAAGATATAAGAATTTTAGATTCTGGTTTCGATTACCTTGATACTCCAATTATAAAAATAACTGGTGGAAATGGTTCTGGAGCTAACGCAATTGCAAAGTTAAATTCAAAACCTCATAGTGTAATATTTAATGGTGATGGTGTTGGTCTTGGTACAGTCAAAATTGATGCAGCTGGTATTAATACATCTTCAATAGGGTTTACTACATTTCATAAGTTTAGAAGCGGTGAGAGAGTCGTATACGACCCTCTGGGGGGCATTCCAGTCGTAGGACTAGCAACAGATTCATTATATTACGTCTCCTCAGTATCAGAGTATACAATACAATTACATAAAAATTATGATGATGCAACATCTGGCATTAATACAATATCATTTACAAACTTTGGATCTGGTGTGCAAGCATTCAGATCTTTAAATGGTAAAGCTATTCTAAGTTCTATATCAATATTAGATGGTGGATCTGGATATGAAAATAAAAAAAGATCGTGTGAACCTACTGGTATAAACACTGCTTTAAATATTATAGAAATTGAAAATCATGATTATAAAAATGGTGAGATAATAAGATATACACCTGATGGCACAGCGATTGATGGATTATCATCAGGTAGTGATTATTATATCTCTGTTGTAGATAAAAATAAATTTAAATTATCTGCTGTAGGTGTTGGCACAACAACAAAAGATTTTTACTATAAAACAAAACAATTTTCAGATTTAAGAAACACAGGTATAGGAACTCATAGTTTTAATTATCAACCAATCTCAGTTGAAATGATAGGAAGAAGTGGTATATCATCAATACAAGGTAAAACGTTTGAAGCTATTGTTCAACCTATTTTTAGAGGAGAAATTACATCGGTAAATCTAACTCAGACGGGAGTTAGTTATGGATCTTCAGAAATATTAAACTTTAATAGGGAACCAAAAATAAATTTATACTCTGGTAAAAATGCTGTAATAACACCTGTCGTTGCTAATGGGAGAATAGTAGATGTAAGTGTTAGTTATGGTGGCACAGATTACAATTCACCACCAGATTTAGTAGTTTTAGGAGTTGGAACTGATGCTAAGTTAGTACCTGAACTTAATTCGTCAGGAAATATTGTTTCTGTTAACATTCAAAGTGGTGGTATTGGATATGGAGTAACATCAACGACAGTAAGGGTTGATGCGTCTGGTCAATTTGTTAAATTACAACCAAATGTTCAAACATGGACAGTTAATGAATATGCTAAAAATTTACTTAACTTAAATGATGATGATGTTTTTATAACACAACCCACAAATCGTCTGTTTGAACTTCAGTGTTCTTATGTTTACGCACCAAGAAATTTAAGAAGAATATTATATGCGAATGATCCTGATGGTAATACATTGTTTGGTAAAAAGGATTTAAATTTAATTAATAATGTTGAGAGCGATAATGATCAACATTCCCCTATCATTGGATGGGCATATGATGGTAATCCCATTTATGGCCCATATGGTTATTCCACAAAAACAGGAGGATCAATCGTCCAATTAAAATCTGGTTATGTGGATGAGACAATTAAAAAAAATAACAGACCTCCAACAAGTATTTTTCCTCCTGAGTTTTTTATTGAAGATTTTACATATAAAGAAAATACAGATGAAAGTGTTTTAGATGAAAATAATGGTAGATTTTGCATTACTCCAGAATATCCAAACGGAACATACGCATATTTTACAACTTTAGACTCTACCGCAGCATCAGATGGAATATTCAAAAATTTCAAAAAACCAAAATTTCCATATTTAATCGGAAATCAATTTAATTCAAAACCAAATAAATTTAATTTTAGTAGATTATCCAATCAAGATAATTTTGATTTAAATGAATCAAATGCAATAAGAAACACATATCCATATTCACTTAATAAAGATTTTAGTGGATACGATTATGTGAGAGAACCCTATAAATTTACAAATCAAGATACAAACATTGACTTTTGCCAAAAAGGAAAGGTTGATAGTGTTGGTATAACATCTGGCGGTTCAAACTATCAAATAAATGATAAGGTCGTGTTTGATCCAAATATTGATAGTTCTTTTAAGGCATCAGGAAAGGTATCGCTAATAAGTGGTGTATCTTTAACAGATGTGAGCACAACAAACACAAAAATTTCTAATATTGAATTTTATCGCGAAAGCAGTAATTCATTTGTAGGGATAGCCTCGACAGCAATAAATTTAAGAGATAACACTGCTGTAAAAATTGGTGGACTTACCACAACAACATCATTTTTACAAGGTAGATACAATATTGGTGTTAGTTCATCCAAACTGATTTTAACACAGGGTATTGGAACTGATGGAGTAACTGGAATTGTAACCTTCGTCAATGTTGCTGGTGATTTAGATAATATACAATCTAATGATGTATTTAAAATTGGTGTTGGTGCATCTACAGAACAGTTAAAAGTGCTTAATGTAGATAAAACATCATCGAGGTTAAGAGTTTTAAGATTATTAAATGTGGGATCAACAGCTCCTGTTGGTTATTCACACACAGCGTCAGAAACATTAACTGAGATACCAAGGATGTTTACTATAAACACTGGTGTCACTACTACATTTACATCAAGGAGAAACAAAGAAATATTCTTTAATCCACAGGAATCAATTGGATTAGATCCTCGCGCTGGAGTTGGTATTGGAACAACGATAAGTTTTTCAAATCCGGGAGCAGGTATATCTTCAGTTTTTGTACCACCTAATTCTATTTTCTTACCAAATCACCAATTAAGAACTGGTGATAGAGTCATATACAAAATAAACTCAATAGGAAATGATGAGAGATCACCATTAGTTAAATTTTTTGAGGCTGCACCAACTGTTAATACTTTTTTAGGAGTTGGAGTTACATTATTTGTTGCAAGACAATCAGTTGATTTTATAGGTTTAACCACTACACAAGTTGGTGTGGGATCAACAGGCCAATTTGTCGGCATTGGTGTTACCTTGTTTGATTTAGTTCATTTTATAGATGCTGGAGAGGGAGATAATCATAGTTTAAAAACTCAATTACCTAACATTGTTAAGGGTGAATTGGAGAAAAATCTGGTAAGTGTTGTAGGATCAGGAACACATGGTTTACAGACAAACGACACAATTACAATTGATGTAAAATCCGGAATTACAACAACTGTGACCGTAAAATATAACAAAGATAATAGAAAGGCGGTATTCAATCCTTTAGATTTTGTGGCAGCTGGTATAGTTACAGCTG